ATCCACTTCCATAATTATCGTCAAAAGTTAAATTATCTAAAACCATAGGTATATCTCTTTTCTCTCCTATAGATGAAACTAAATCTACAGTTAAATTAAATGATGGTTGAAAAAATGGAAGTATCTGTTCAATTATCTGCAATGCATCTTCATTATACTGAGTCATTATTCCAAGATTAAACCCAATATTATATGGAACTGGCATAAAAACTTTTTTAGCAACTTTATTTCCTACAGTGCTTTGTGCTTTAAAAGTTTGCATAGTTGAAACTTTTCTAGATGCATCATAGGTAACGCTAGACATTTCAAATGAAAGTCTTGGTAATGTTATTGCAACTCTTTCTCTTAAATCTGGTTTTTGTTCTAATCTTGCAAGAAATTTTTCAATAGGACCATATGCAATTGGAACTCTAACACTTGTGTGAAGAGTACCATCTGGTTTCTTATGTTGAATATCAATCGTATTAAAAAGAGTACCAAATGCAATGATAGTCTTTCTGATAATTTCGTGATAATAGTAAGTTCCTAACATGATATTATTCTCATTTACTTAATTATTTAGAATTCACCGAATGGATTGATTTCTGAAAAATCTAAAATTTCATTTGCCTCAGTCTCAAATGGTGTGTTTTCATTGAATGCATCAGTGTCATCTTGAGTTGATACAGTTTTGACAATGTACTTTGCATCAGACCCGTTTGAAGTAGTTCCGATACCAACAACTGCCTCTCCAACTATAAAACTTCCACTAGGTCTAGTAACTTTAAGAATTCTATCATCAAAATCCCATTCCTGTACAAATGCAGTTGTGCCAGATCCAACACCACGAACTAATTCTTTGTACAAATAATTTCCAGTTGCAAATCCAGCAGCAGCAGGTGGATCTATTGTTATAGTTGGTGCAGTAAGATAACCAGCACCACTATTTGTATATCTGATTTGTACAACTTTTCCTAGAGTATCAAGAACTACTTCTCCAGTTGCATTTATTCCACCAGATGGTGCAGTGCTTATTGACACATTTGGAATTTCTCCATATTCATCTCCACCATCAGTAATTGTAACTGCACTTAAACCATTATCTGCTAAAATTGCAGTCGCAATACCACCAGATCCTAAGACATTTACACTTCTAATAGTAACTGTTGGTGGTTCTGTATATCCAAATCCTGGATTTGTAATTAAAATTTTATCTATTGATTGCCCAGTTTGTCCATCTCGACTTGTCATTATAGCAACAGCAGTTGCATTAATACCTTGTGTTGGTGCGGTTGATATTCCAATTGCAGGTGCAGCAGTATATCCAGTTCCATCATTAATCAAATCAATTGATCCTATTGAAAATCCTGATGTCAATGGAGATAAAGAAGTTGCTCTTTCTACAGTAGCAGTTGCAGTTTTTGCTGACACTCCTACCATTCCAAGAGTTACAATAAACCCAAAACTATCTACAGCAGTATCAACTGCTTCAATACTTGTGTTTATATCTTGATCAAGTTCAGCATCCATTACCTCACAAGTTAATGTATAAACATATAAATTGTTTAATTGATAAAATGGTTTTCTCGCCTCAACATATTTAATCTCAAACATAGTATTATCAAGAGGAAGATACACTAAATCACCTTCTTGAGGTCTTGTGGATACTTCAATTTGATTATCAGCACCAATAAAAGGACTTATAAAATCCTCATACCTTTCCTTTGATACAATTAAGTTAACACCATCAGTTGTTTGTACACCAAACTTTGATAGAACATCACCTTGCCCTTCAAATCCTTGATAATTTAATAGATATGCTTCTAATCGATAGGCATCATCAAATGAAGATGACACTATTTCTTTAAGTATTGATTTTTTATTAATTATTTTTCTTGGCAAGTAAACTACATCTTGCCCATACATTCTTAATTGTTCGTTTATAAGATCCTGAACAAGTCTCTGTTCACTTGATGATCCTTGTAGAAAATAAGGATTAAGTGCCATATCATTATCCTATAAAATCGAGTGGTGGTAATTCGTACTCTGTTTTGAGTTCATATTCAATTCTCTCAATATCCTGAACAGCATCATCATATATTTGTCTACCATTTAATGATACACCACCAGGAAGCATAACTCCTTGAAATTTCATTAGGTTCATTCCCCATTGTTTCTTTATCGTAGCAGTCAAATATCTCTTTAACCACCAATCATTAAATACATCACTTGCATTTGCTGGATCTAATAATCTGTAACAATCTATTATTAAGAAAGTATCATTAGGAACTTGTTCCCAGTCAATATCCATGTATAGTCTATGCTGCCTTTTATTAAACCTAAGTTGAACATCTGGAGTTATTAATCTACTAAGATCTTCAAGATAAGTTTTGACCATAGCATAATTCATTAAATCAAGTGCACCATAGTAGTATAAATCATTCAAGAATATTTGATATTTAATATTAAATAAACCACTAGATATAGTGCTTTGATCCATTTTAAATACCTTTTCTACACCAAGAACATGGTCAGGTAGTTGTAAAAAATTATTTCTTTCTGTAAACTGTGGATTACTTACACCAACACTTGAGGTTGCCGATGTTGTGGTGTTTGATGTTTTAATTAAATCTAAATTTGCTTCAGTTAATTCATGTTTTAAAAATACTCTCTCAACTCCATCAAAATGTCTCTCTTGAAAATATTGAAGAGCATCATCTACCAGATCATCTATTTGATCATCATCTACGTTTATTTCTAAAACTGGGAATCCTAATTTTCTTAATGAATAGTCAATTAGTTCTTGTCTGGTACTAGGTTTACTCATTGTTTATTTGTAACCTTCTCTGGATATTTAGACTCATAATCTTTCTGCATATTGATGTTAATGTCAATAAGTCTTTGTCTTTCTATAGCAAATTCTTGTGTCATAGTTTGAATTTTTGCTTCTAAGAATACATTCTGATTCACTAATGTTGATAATCTTTGATTGTATAATTTCACTAATACGTTAATGTCAACATCACTTTTTTGTTCATCCATAAGTTAAAAAATTCCTCCATCGAGAGTATTTGTCCATTTAGGAACACCAGAAGCGTCTGTTGTAAGGACAAAGTTAGAAGTAGTTATACCAGCAGTGGTGCCAGCAGAAACGATTGATCTACCACTTGAATCAAAGTACATAATTCCATTACCACCTGAAGCATAATCACTACTCTGGAAGTAAAGACCTTTAATATCAAGGAATCCCCTAATACCGCTTGCTGAGTTAGCAGTTATTGTAGCATCAGGAATATATGTCCAAGATCTATCGGGAGCGTTACTCAGTGAATTTGAACTTCCCTCATCCACGTAACCAAAGAATCCTTTTTTATTATTTGCAGATCCTGAACCTGTATTATATGAGAATGAAATACCACGATCTGTATTAGTATCAAATGCATGAGTGATAGTAACTTGTGTTTCTGTTGATATTCCAGCAGTTGAAAGTCCTGTATATGTAACAACGTTTGTTGAAAGATTTAAAGAGGTAACTGTAGTTAAACCAGAATTTGGAAGACCAGCGACTTGAAGTAAATCACCAGTGTTTATGCCAACAACAGAATCTAAAGTTATTGTCGATACACCAACAGCCACATCGAGCATTACAGTTCTTGCACTTGTTACATCTCCAAGATGCATCACTGGATCATTTAGAGTTGCATTAGTAGAATTAACTGTAGTTGTAGTTCCATCTACCTGTAAACTACCTTTTACAACTAACAAACCCTCACTACTTAAACCATCAGGGAATGGATCAATATAAAGCACATCTCCACTTCTTGATGAAATAGTATTAGTTGATATTGCAATATTATCAATCACTGATCCACCAGTAATGCCAACACCACAATTAAATTGCCATGCTGCACCAGAAACTAAAAGTTTATCTGTTCCATTCTCATCATATTCAAGTTTTGAATCTTTATCAGTACCGAAACTAAAGAAGGTATCATCTGGAACATTTATTTCTCCACTTCCAGCAGGATCTAATAATATATCTCCGTTTGCATCAGTGGATGATAATTTATTACCATCTAATCTTAAGTTATCTACATTCCATTGATCTACTCTTCCAGTTTGATCAACAATTGGGACAAATCCATTCGCAGCAGTTGTTGGGTTAACTTGTCCTGCAACTAGACCTGGTGCAATACTTAATAAATCTGTAAAATATCTACCACCAACTTCTTGTGGGTTTGATCCATTATCACCAGCAAATAACCTGCCACCTTTATTACCATGCGTTCCAACACCAACGGTAAGACCCAATTCACCAAAATTTAAAGTGCTAGGTGCAGTCGTTCCTGTTGATCTTTTTACTCTTATTATACTTGCCATGACTAGAAGCTACCTCCATTAATGTCCAAATTTTGTGTCGTGCCTGGTGTTAATTCTAAAGTTGCTTCAAATTTGTTAGATGCTGCGTTAAAAACGAGAACCATTCCATTGGATAAACCTCCAGAAATGTCTACATCGCTCAATCCTGCTAATGATCCTCCCGCACCACCAAAAGTTGCGGGAACTTTAATTGCATTTTGTGAACCTACTCTTACTTTAATGTCTGCCATTTTTTATTAGGTGGTAGTGACTCCTGCAGTTACTAATGCACTGCCTTCGACAACTCTTGTTTTAGTTGCACCATCATTTAAAAGTAAATCATAACTATATCTTCCTGCCTTTAGACCATTAGTAATCGATGATCCTAATGATATTTTAACTTGTCCCTGAGTTCTATTTGGGAACGATACAGCAAAAGTTGCAGTTGTTGATAGGGAAGATGGGTGTTTCTTCATTATAGAAGCACCAGTATAACCAGTCAAATCAAGAGGTGCATTG